ATCTACCTCAGATACACCATCTAAAAATTGATAGAATCTAGTAAAAGGTTTTAAATTACTTATTGAAAATTCCGTATTACGAGATCTCATATATTCTTCAATTTCAGATCTAACAAAATATGTTTGACTTGATGAATTAGTATTTGAATTTTGATCATATGATATATCGACACTAGTATTTGTAGTTTCAATAACTTCACCTCTTCTACTCCAATCGGCAACTCGTATTGTAGAACGAACATCAACTTGTTCATCCCTTAAAAGAAAAACGTGATCTGTTATGCTTAAAGTTTTGTTTGGAAGTTGAATTGTTCTAACCCAAGTGTCTACTGATGGGGAAAGTTTAATTAAACCATTATAAGATACTACATTAAAAGGATTTACGTTTTCAACTCCGGTTGCCAATATTTGAGAAATCCATGAAATAGAATTATATTTAAGTGTTATTGACTCTCCAGTTTTTTGTAAATTTGGATCAATTAAATCATAATTTTGTGATAAATCTATAGTTTCATTAGTAGTATTTACTTTTGGAACTAAGTAATTTTTTAAGCTATTCCTTGAAATTATAGGTCTTAATTCATTTTCAAAATAATCAATTTCCACTAAAGATTTAGTAAAATCAATTCTTGATGAATCCCTAAAATCATCAACAAAAAATCCTGTTTTAAATCTATTTAAACCCTGAGCGTCTTGAATTTGTAAGGTTTTGGTATTTAATTCAAGTAAAGATAGTGATGTAATTCTTTCTAAATTTTGAACCCTATTTTCAATAGTTCCGATATCCCTCATAGTATATCTTTTGTTATCAACTAAAGATATAATCGCATCTCTAGTATTATAAAGATATGGTGGCAAAGATATAGTTGCTAGTTCCATAGCATCTTCAGTTTCAATTTTTAATGAATCTCTACTTAAAGATGTTCCTTTAAAATATTTAAAATCTCCAGATTTATCTAAATAAATTTTATCTGTTCTTCCCAAATAATAACTATATCCAATAATAGAATCTTCATCAGGTAATAAATTAAAACGAATAGAGTTATCAAAATTTCTGGATGCAAAATAAAATGGTGATATAGATGTACTTGTAAATACTGAAACTCTTGGTCTAAAATCTAATGTATCTGTAGATCTTAAATTATTATTTCTTAAAAGTGGTACATCTGTCAAAAATCTTTCTTTTTCATAACTTAAGACAGTAAAAACATCACCATTATCATCTTCTGATACGGAATAATAATCAAAAACTATTAAAAGTCTTCTAGATGGTTCAGAAACTCCTTCATTTCTAATGATACTTGAATAATCATAATATTGTTCTTTTTGACCTTTATCTAAAGTAAAGTTATTAGTAATATCATTGTAATTTCCTAAAGTAATACTATCAATAACAGTATTAATATTTGATTCTCTAAACGTTACTGATTCATTGGGAATAAATCTTTGTGAATTTAAATAAATAATACCTACAGAGTTAGTAGATTTTGTTACTACTCTTGCGATTGCTTTATTAGTATTTCCGATTATGTTTTCACCAACAATAACATTATTTTCAATGTTATCTAAAACACTAAAATTTAAAAAATCTAAAGTTGGATTTTGTGTATCTAAAGACTCATATACTGCTAAAACTTTAACTACATCTGGATAATTGAGAGAAATTTTTTCGTCTTGAACTCTTAATCCATAAAATTTATTATAAGTTAACCCATCATTTAAACTATTATTTATTCCAACTCCAGACTGTAAATTTTTTGAATATATAATATTTAATATTTTACTTTTATTAAATTTTTTTATTTTATTGTATATTCCAGTTTTTACAAAAGAAGCATTAATTATAGATGTAGTTTTTCCTGGAGTTAAATTTGATAAAGTGACTAAATTGTTAGATAAAGAAAATTTATCTGATGTTAACGTTTCTGTAGTTCCATCTGTATAATGAACTGAATATCTTTCAGCATCAAATGGTAAAAATGATGCAGTAGTTAATCCTATTGGTAAAGAAAAATCAGATAAAGATAAAGAAATTTGATTTGCTGACCCTGAAGGCGCTTTCTCTACATAAGATTGTGCCGAAAAATATAATAAAGAATTATTCAAATTAACAGAAGATATATTTGAATTTGGTAAGGTTGAATACAGATATGCTTTATCCGAATTTCTAATTACAGGAATACCTAGAGTGAAAGGAACTGATGTAACAGATTCTAAAGTTCCATCACAAACATTTGGAACATCTGCGACAGAAACTACTGTCATAGTAGACCCATCAGATGAAATAGATTCTACTTTATTAAATGTTTCTAAAGTTTTATTTGATTTTTGAAATCTAATAATTGAACCAATTTTAATTTTAGAAAAAAACTTTCCAGGAGAAGTTACTATTCCAACGTTGTTAATATTTATTGTATCTGAAGAATTGAATCCTGGTGGTATTATATTATCTAATATACAATCACCAAAAAATGATGAATCTGGTTGATAAACTTGTTTTACGTCATCAATATTAAATGAAACAATAGAAGAAATTGTTCTTGAAGTTGTGTCTAATCCATTGATAACTATTTGCTCCCCTTGAATGAAAGTCCCAGAAGTTTGAACTAAATTGATAGATGATGCTTCATTTCCAGTTGAAACTACAAAACCACTTGCTCCGCTACTTTTTCCTTGTATAAATGATGATTCTGGTAATTCAGAAGAATTTAAAGATTGATTTAATCGCAACGTAGTATAAGTTTGAATATCATACAAATATAAATCCCAACTTGTTGAAGCATTAACATATGTCGAATCAGTTAATCTATAATTATATACTCTTGCTTCTCCAATCTTTGTGTTTTGGTCTGGTGAAGCGAGAGACAAAGTTCTTCTCACTAAATATAGTTCTACTATTTGATTTTGTTTTGGTGAACCTACAACATTATTTAATCTTAATAAATTTCCCATTTCAAATGGAACACTTACATTATCTACACTTAATGTATCTCTAGGTTTATCTACATCTATAATTGTTTTTGTTAATTTTTCAATATCATATCCTTTTACATATGATTTTCCTGGAGATAATTTTATACACATTAAATCATCAGAAGGGGTATTATTTTCTTCAGTTTTTTGATTTTCAAAAAATAACCCATCATTTCCCAATCTATCATTAAGAGAATTGTGCAATGAAATTTTAAATGGTTCTACAGAGTAGTTTCCAGATTCATCAAATGTTCTCTGTGCAAGATAATCTCTTATAATTGAGTAATCGGTTTTAGTTTGTATTTTTTTTATTTCACCTTCTTCTATTCTAAGTAATTCAATAAAATCAGTATCAGTGTCTACACTATCAATAGTTTTTTTAGTTAAAGATAAATTAATTTTAAATCTATCCGCACCAGGTGCAGAGTAATTATTAAACCCTCTCGCATTATCATATAAAGAATCATCCTCTTTGGATGTTATAATTTCTTCACTTACTTTTAATCCAACTCTATAAGATGGATTGTTTGTATAATAATCTAAAATAATAGTTTCATTAGTAACTCTGACAAAAGTTCCCCTCACAAAATATATTCCATTTGCAATAGATGCTGCTGAACCAATAGATGTAGCATCAGTAGGTATAAGAGATGCAAATGGAGTTCCTGAAACTATTGTAGTATTTCCATAAACTACATTTTCATTGCAAATAAGAGATTCCCCATCTTCAAACTGATTTACATTAAAATTTAAATCTGAACTTATATATTTTACATACAATGTAATATAATCTAAACCGTTAATATTATTTGGAATTTCTATTTTTTGTATAGATGCAGTAATGCTACTTGAATTTCCAGTAATTTTTTTATTAATAAATTTATCAATATAAAGAGATATATCAACACCAAAAGTAGTTGGATTTAATTTTACTGCATAAAATTGAGAATCATATGTCAGATTTCCAGGAATTACTACAGATCCTTCTTTAAATATGTGACTTCCAAAAGATTCTATTTGATTTTGTAAAATAGATTGAATATTATTTAATTCTCTTGCTTGTATTGGTCGCCCTGGGTTAAAAAGAACTTTATAAAAATTCTTTTCAGAATTAAAATCATCAAAGTATGGACTTACATTTAAATTTGTTTTTTGTGCCATTTTTTAAAATTCCAGGATAATTTTAATATCTTCTTTTTGTCTAATATTACGAGTTATCAATGGGCGATTGTCTATGTAAAGAATGTCTCCCGTCTTTCTATTTATCTCCGGATTTGCAAAACCATTATTAAATTCGACTCCAAGATTAATAATTTTATTATTTACTGTCGTAGTAATTCCAGAAAAATTTATATCAACAGATCCACTAAATCCAGCAGTTCCAGTTATATTTCCATTAGAAATAAAATTGACATTTGAATTTTTTTCATTAGAAATTCCAATATAATCTCTTTGGTCATCAGTGCTTTTATTGTAGTAGAGTGATCTGTCTTTAAAATATTTTAATACTTTAGTTTCACTATCATATGATGCAACATATCCTAAAGCGCCAGATGTAGTTTGTGAAATTTTTTCACCAACAACTGGTAAAGTGTTATTTTCATTTGTAATTTTAATTGAATATAAGTTAGAAAATTGAGAACTAGAAAAAATTACAGAAGAAGAAAAACTAGATGGATTTTTTAATATTCCAACCTGACAAAATTTAGTATCAATAGGAAAATCTCTTGTTGAATCATCGAATCTTGAATATATTAAAATTTTATCAGCACCAAGTTCTTTATATAAATCATATCCGTGACCATATGAAGGAGGAATAA